CTATAGATAGTTTAAATCTTGATGATGTTGATCTAATAAAAATTGATGTCGAGGGTTACGAAATGGAAGTGCTGAAAGGTGCTGAGAATACGTTAAAGAATGTTGAGTATCTCATGATTGAACTTAATAACAATTCTAAGAAATATGGTAGCAGTAATTTAGAAATTGAAAAGTATCTCAAAAAGATGGAATTTGAAATCATAATTAAGGTCTGGCCGGATGTAGTGTGGCATAAGAAAGGTAAACGTAAATAGACGTATGAAGATTTTCATAACAGGTGTAGCAGGATTCCTAGGATCACACCTAGCAGACCTAATGATATCAGAGGGTCATACCGTTGCCGGCAATGACAACATGATAGGTGGATACACAGATAACGTGCCACAGGATGTTGAGTTCCACCAAGTGGACTGTTGCGATCTAGAGAACATGACCAAAGCAATGGAAGGTTGTGATATAGTGTATCACACTGCCGCTACTGCCTACGAAGGACTGTCTGTGTTTTCTCCTGTGCTTGTTACACGGAATATATTTGAAGCGTCAGTAACAACCATTACAGCGGCAATAAGGAACAAGGTCAAGCGTATTGTGTACTGTTCGAGCATGGCAAGATATGGCCACCATGATGAGATGCCATACAAAGAAACTTACGAATGTCGTCCACAGGATCCTTACGGTATTGCAAAGAAGGCCGGCGAGGATGTGTTAAGGAACTTATGTGAAACACATGGAGTAGATTATGTCATTGCTGTGCCACACAACATAGTCGGACCAAGACAGAAGTACGATGACCCCTTTAGGAACGTGATGTCTATCATGTTGAACAGGATGTTACAGGGTAAACAACCAATTATTTACGGAGATGGTAAACAACAAAGATGTTTCAGTTACATTGACGATTGCTTGTACTGTTTGAATGCACTAGCGTTCCAAGACAATGTAGTTGGAGAAATAATCAACATAGGACCGGACGAAGAACCGGTCACTATCAATCAACTAGCTGAAGCCTGTGCAAATGAAACAGGAGTTAATCTAGAGCCAATACACCACAAAGACAGGCCCAAGGAAGTTAAACTAGCTGTATGTTCGTCGGACAAAGCGAGAGATCTATTAGGTTATAGTACAGCAACTAATATGAGACAGTCGGTCAAGAAGACTGCTGACTACATTAGGTCTAGAGGTACAAAGAAGTTTCAATATCATTTACCATTAGAAATAATCAACGACAAGACCCCGGAAACTTGGAAAAATAAATTGATATGATTTCGTTCTGTTGTCCATCGAGGGGCAGACCCGAATTGGCAAAACGTTTAGTTGATACAGCAACAGCCACACAAACAGGTAAGACTGAATTTCTTTTCTATCTAAATGAAGATGATCCAACATTAGAACAGTACAAGGATCTACTTAATGAAAACCACTATACTGTTGGTCCAAATCAGTCCACTTGTTACAGTTGGAATCTCATGGCCAATAAGGCTAAAAACGATATTGTAATGCTGATGGGTGACGATGTACAGATACAGACACAAGAGTGGGACAGTATAATTGTAAATGAGTTTAACAGGTATGAGGATAGAATTTTAATGGTTGTACCTAGCGATGGCAGACTAAAAGGAACAGGAAAATTTAAAGACGAAATTAAAATCTGGCCTGACGAACCGTTGCCAGCGGCACACTTTGCTGTACATAAGAACTGGATCAAAACTTTAGGATACCTAGCACCACCATTCTTTTGGCACTGGCATGTGGATTCTTACACACAGAAAGTTGCACGTAAGCTAGGAAGATGTCTTTACTTGCCGACTGTTGTGTTTAAGGCAAAGAAGATGTTTGATGACACAGGGGATCAAGTGCGTACACACCTAAATATTAATAACAGAGATAAGTTTGTTTGGACAAAGGTAAGAGACAGACATCTTAATGCAGACATAACTGCCTTGCAAGATGTTATTAAAGATCAGCAAACTCCATAAAACATTTATTTTTACGTGTCTTCTGTATAAAGAGATTCAACGTGATTCGATTGCAGTCTTGGTTACTCTCGTAAGAGTGCCATGTTTTCTCTTGCTGTCCGCAGAATATAAATGTGCTGTTTCTTTTCCACGGTGCTTCACTTACAAACGAGTCCTCTGTTCGTCCGGCATACATTTTTGTCCCAACATTCTGTTCCGGTGTGATATACGTTACAGAACTCCAGATTTTTTCTAGGCCTTCATGGTGTATGTGAAACTTGTATGGTAATGGTGGGGTAATTGATATATGTGCATTAACTCCTAATGCCATATACGATCTATGTTTTGGATAAACTCCGCAAAGTTCTTTTATATTTTTCAATAGGTTAGTACATATGTCAACAGTTTCGTCATAGAAATCTATGCCCCACTCTTTGTATTGAGCTGGAAAGATATGATGTAATTGTGTAGTCTCTAATTTAAGATTGGTATCGCAATCTTTTTGTAGTTTCGCAAATGCCTCGTCACTGAATGTGTTGTTAATGATCTGGTATGGCCATGGCTTTAATTCTACTTCAGTCGCCAAGCATTTCTCTACGAGTCTCTCACCTTCACTCATTGATTCCTAATTCCTTTTTTATATTTAAGTAGATTTCGTTGCTGATGTCTATTTGCACACACGGTCTCCTGGGGAAGAATTTCTTCCTTTCTTTTATTCTAATTTCTTTTGATGGTGCGATAAAAATTGTATTTGCAGAATAGGCTATTATCTTGCCGGATAATTTGAGGTCGTTACCAGCATCTCTGTCAGCACGTTCTCGGAAGAACCATAAGCACATGATATCCTTTGAGAGATCTATATCTCGTAGGTCCTCATGGAACTGGCACTTTAAATTGTGTGTTTCTTTAAATTTTGTCCAGACTGTACCATCAAAACGTGATTGATTCTCGTATAGATCATCGTACTCGGTTACTGTACGTATCTGTTTCCCAATGATATGTTCCACAGGGTCTGTGAAGTGATATCGTTTGTGTAATCGTTTAAAAAAGTCCATTATGCACTGAACAGGTTGATTACTTCCTTCTTCCAATCATCGGAATACTCGCAATCCCTGTAGCCGTCAAACCACGGTCCACCTTCTGTGTAGTGCAGTATCTTGGGTACACCGTCTTTGGGTTCCTTGTACCATTCAACTAACCAATTGTATTCGTGTGGTAGTGCACCTATGTCTGAATCTTCCAACCAACTGAACCTGTGTAGGAACTTTGGAGTCTGTTTGTTTAGGAACTCCGGTGTTAAAATTTTGTTCTTTGGATGGCCACAGTTCCATAGTACCATACTGCTCCAGTTCTTCCTGGGATATGCAGTTTGTACTTGTGCGTCCATCTTGATAGACCCTTCTTCTGGGGTGTACTCATGTTGTACACAAACCACTGCTTTGGAATCATCAAAGTATTGTTTGAGCTCTTTTGCAGGGATCTTCCAAAGGAAGTCACAATCACAGAACACCGCCCACCCTTTGTAGTTGTTAAGGTGAGGGACAAAGAATCTTGTGAATGTAAATTCTGTTGTGGCTAACTTGTCTATCTCCCTGGTGTAGATGCCTTGTTCTCGCATCTCATTTTGTTTTAATGGTTGTACCTCTGCTCCGGGATCTCTACGTTTGATGGAGTGCTCACACACTTGGTATGCTATGTCTTCTCTTGGATCCCAACCTACATAAATTTTCATTTAGATAATATCTCGTGTATTTGTTTCCAATTATTTACACGTATGATGTCAGGGTGATTAAAATCTCTGTTGTATGGATGGTCAATTAATATAGGCTTTAAACCGTAAGAGAGCCCGGCTAGTGCGTTCTTAGGCTTGTCCTCAACCCAATACAGTCCGGTGTCATGGAAGTTTGCTAATGCACTGTCTTTGTTTGCACCTGTACCTAATATATGGTAATTTGTGAAAACATGTTCACCAAATAATTCACCTAATCTTTTTTTACGTAACTCTTGTCCTGGTATGTCTGATGTCTGTGATGTTATTGGTACAAATGTCCATCCTTCGGCATGTAGCAATTTTACCCATGTTTGTGATTCCAACATAGGTCGCTGTGTTCCCATCCAAGCACTTCTGTTGAACTCTCTGATTTCTTGTCTGATTGTATCTTTACTAACTCCAAATCTATTAGCCATTTCGTAGTCATCCTGACTAGAGTCTACTAACTTATATGGATAATTTCTGTTTCCGTTTTTGTTAAAGTATGATCGTAGTTGTAACCACTTTGTGAAATGACGTTCCCATTCCAACAATACTCCGTCTACGTCTGTTAATATGATTCTACTAGCCGATGTCGGCATCTTCCATCCCCGCCACTCTCAACTTGACAATGTTTGTGATCTGCCATTGTTTTTGATCTAACCCTTTAGTTATTCCTAACCATTGATTACGTATCAACGCGAAGTCGTTTATAATTTTTGTCATGTCTACGACATCATCTTCACCGTCGACATATTTCTCTGCATCTCTACTGCTTAATAGTTTGTTGTAGTTCTCTAAGAATTTTCTGAAAGTTTTTGATCTTAATCTTCTCAGCTCTATGTTTAGGTATTCTAATATTGCTTCGAGATGTTGTAGTTGACTGAATCTTTCTTCCACTATGCCCGGCAACGATGCACTGGCCCGTTCTAGATTGCCATACACTTTGCATTGTTTTTTTGCTTCAATAAGTTCTGCGTTATAGTATGCTACGCAGTCAGGTATCTTGGATAGGTTCCTACTTACTTCGTTGTACCAGTTTATCATTCATCCTCGCTATATCCATCTTCGTCTACTTCATCTTTCTCAAACACAGTGTTGACAGCTTCTTCGAGTTTTGGATCGTATTCAGCTGATCCTTTGAGTACATCATGCTCTACACCGATATCTTCTAAACTCTTAATGAAATCAATAGCCATGTCCAATTTCTGTCTTTCGGGGACGTAATGTATAATTGCGTTCCACAAACGTTCGATGTCTTCGTGTGTAAAGTCTATCATCTATTCCTTCTCTTCAATTGGTTCTGCTTTTTTAGGAGCGTCATCTTTAGTTATATTAAAGTCTGCCATTAGCATATCTAATTTATCACCAATCCATTGTTTTCTAAAGTCAATGTGTTCTTTGCCTTTATAATCTATGTATTTTAGCCTGTTTCCTGTTTGTACCAGGATACCTTTTTTCTCAAATAAGTCTACTAATCCGCTGTATGGATCCATTCCTGTATCATAAGGGATTTTAACTTGCACAGATTCAAAAGGTTTAGCATATCTTGTTTTCATAACTTTACAAGCGGCCCTAATACCTCTTACGTCAGTAATTTTGTTACCTTTTTCATCTTCTTTTAATTTTAGTTTTTTCATTGCAATAACTATTGAACTTGCATAGATAAAGCCTTGTCCACCTGATATTTTATCATCTGGATTAAACATATCTTGCGATGCGTATGTGTGGTTGGTTGCTATAAGTCCTACGTTCCAACTACCAAACATATTAACACAATTCCTTACAAGTGCTGTTAATGCCTTAGGTTTTCTACCTAGGTCACCCTTCATGTCTCCTGCTTCAAACTGATTAACATCTGTTGGGGTAAGCATCATACCTAATGAATCAATTACAAATAATACTTTTGGAGCGCCTTCTTTGTCGTCTGCGTGTTGCTCTTTGTAACCTTTCATAAATTCTGAAATAGTTTTTGCTACATCATCAACCATAGATAAACTTAATTTTAACAGTTTCTCTTCTGACGTATCTACTTTTAATGCTTGTAGCCAAGTTTCATCTAATGCGTTTTCTGTGTCAATTAGTATAACAAATATACCTTGTTCTTGTGCATTCTTAATAATGTTTCCTGCCGCTATGTATGATTTTCCAGATCCCGATTCTCCTGCAAGTACAGTAACCTTGCCTAGTGGAATTCCTTTGTTGAAATCACCAGTCATTAAATAGTTCAATGCATAGTTTCCTGTGCTTATCCAATCAGTAGGATCGCTAAATCCTATGCCTAATCCTTGGATTGATTTTGTAATACTCTTTCTAAACTTTGTTGCGTCAAATACTTTTGTCATAATTTTATCCTTTGTGTATCATATATTAGCATACCTAGGCCCTAACGTCAATATCAGGGCCTAGGTAAAATGTCAGATTATTTTGCTTGTCTTGATCTAATCAACTTCAAGATATCTTCTGCTCTCTTGGCACTGTCGCCTGCAGGAGCCGCCGTTGCCGGAGCCACCGCTGGTTGTGGTGCAGTTGCAGTTGCAGTTACTGGTGCACTTGTTGGTGCAGTTTCAGTCACTGGTGCCGCTACTGGAGTTGCTGTTGGTACAGTTACTTGCGGTTTAGCTTGGTAAGCCATTCCAGCAGGTCTGTAATACTGTCCATATTGCTCAAGATCGAAAGCTTCACCTTCTACAGATTTCTCAAATAACTCTTTAATTATTTTTACTTCTGCTTCTGTTGGCTCTTTTGGTCTGAAGTCACCTAGGTTGTGTAACCCATGTGTTTCGATAGCGGCTCTCTCTGCTTCGTCTAGAGCTCTTTCTCTTCTTGACCATTTTGATGTTGAGTAGTCAGCATAACCACCTTTGGTTGTTTTGTTGATTCTGAAGTCAACACCTTTCACATAATCAGTAGGCATTTCTTCCATCTCTGGATCCAGTAATGCACTTCTAATGATATTAAAGATCTGAGGTCCAATGATGAATCTTCTAACTGGATTCTCAGGTGTTGAGTCTTCTGCCAACGGATTTGTTGTAACAAAACCTTGGAAAATATAACTTTTCTTTTTCCAATATTTTCTACCCATG